AGGCGGTCATCAACGACAGCCGTGGGTTGGAAAATATCACGAACCTAAAAACCGTAAACGGTAACAATATTTTAGGAACAGGTGATATTACAACAGGCGCGGGCGCAAACGTTTTTTGGGAAAACAACGTCACCCTGTCCGCCAACTACACAATCGGAACAAACAAAAATGCCGGCACCTTTGGTCCCATAACCATTGCTGACGGAGTTACGGTTACCATTCCTAATGGTAGCACATGGACTATTGTATAAGGAATACAAATGCCAATAACAATAAATGGTACCACTGGTATTGTAACACCAGCAATAGATTTGACTACACCATTGCCTGTTGCAGATGGTGGTACTGGTACTTCTTCGACACAGTTTGCGAATCTAACAACCAATGTTACTGGTACATTACCTGTTGCCAATGGTGGTACTGGTGCTACAACCCTTGCGGGTGCAAATATTGCAGCCTTTAACGCTGCTAATACATTTACTGCCACCCAAACATTCTCTGGTTCAACAAGTGCTATTGCAATGGTTTTAAGTGATGCAGCAGAGACTTGCACAGTATCAGCTACAGCAGCAACTGGTACCATCAACTACGACATCACCACGCAGTCTGTCTTGTACTATACAACAAACGCATCAGCAAACTGGACAGTGAACTTTCGTGCATCAAGTGGAACTACTCTAAATACAGCACTTGCAACAGGACAAAGCGTCACTGTTGCATTCTTGGTGACTCAGGGATCAACAGCATATTTCAACAATGTAGTTCAGGTAGATGGAACCACAAGCGGTGTGACTACTAGATGGATTGGTGGTGCACCTACTGCTGGAAACGCCAGCGGAATTGATAGTTATCGTTATTTGATTATTAAAACAGCTGCTTCTACATACACTGTGTTGGCTTCTGTTACTCAGTTCAAAGCCTAAATTATGCCTCTACAAGAAACTTCTGGTGCTGCTTCATATGATGCTTTTGGTAGCGGTGTTGCTGACCGCACTTATATTGAAGACGTCTTTTCCACTACACTTTGGCAAGGCAGTGGTTCAGGAGCTGAAATTCCCACCGGCATCCCTGATTTATCTGAAAAAGGAGCCATGTTTTGGATTAAAAACAGAACTCTTGGCACAGAGAACCATAAAATTTTTGATACCAATAGAGCAAGTTTCGGTAGCAATTTTAAGACTTTGGCTCCATCACTTTCTACAAATATAGCCGGTTTTGATAATAGTGGTGGTAGTTTAACTGTTTATAATAATACCCTACTACAAGGTCAAACAGGGCGAGTATTTTATGGTGCGCATTCTCCCGATCCCTATGTTGCATGGACCTTCCGCAAATGTCCCAAGTTCTTTGATGTGGTGACGTACACGGGAAATGGCAATTTTATAAATGTTCCTCATAATCTTGGATCAGTTCCCGGTTGTATTATTATTAAACGGACAGATGCCACGTCAAACTGGTTCGTTTATCACCGAGGGTTGCCCACACCATACGGCGCAAGTAACCCAACGTACTATGCTGTTCTGAATTCAACTGCTGCTGCCACAGAAGACATAATCATTTGGGATACCACTCAGCCCACGGCTACAACGTTTTCAGTTGCTTCTGGTGGCGGTGCGGATGCTTGTATTAACGGCGCAACTTACGTCGCCTACCTCTTCGCCCACGATGCAGGCGGCTTCGGCGCGTCTGGCTCGGACAATGTGATTAGTTGCGGTAGTTATGTTGGTACGGGAAATACTGCTGGAATAGGCGGCTCATTAGGCTGGGAGCCGCAATGGATAATGATAAAAAATACCACTTCAGCTGCAGACTGGGTAATTTTGGATAACATGAGAGGTATGAATCTATTAACTAGTTATTCATTAGCGCCTAACACTTCAGCAGCTGACGTTGTTTCACCTCGTGCGTACCCCTACCAATTTGGATTTAATTTACCCAGCGCTAATATTTCTGTTAATCAGAACGGTTCTACATATATTTATGTAGCAATTCGCCGCGGTCCTATGAGGAGGCCTACGAGTGGGATTTCCGTTTTTTCTCCGACTCTTACAGATACTAACTCAAAGGTTACCACTGGATTCCCTGTTGATTTTCAAATATTTGATAGAACTAGTGCGCAAGCGTCCATGCCTGTAATGATTTCGAGATTGACTGGTTTTCAGTATAGAGTAGCAGCAACCTCAGTAGAACAATCAGTTGGGACCGGCTCAAATCCAACTACGTGGGATAGTACAGGATTTACTCCTATTAGTACGCTAGCTGGGTCAACATTTCATAGTTTTAGAAGAGCTCCTGGATTCCTTGACACAGTTATTTATGGTGGCAATGGGACCACACAGGTAGTAGCACACGGTTTGGGAGTTCCTCCAGAGTTGATTATATTTAGGTATAGAAATGTGGGTGCTGATACCTCAGTGTTGTCCATACATATAAACAACAACCCCAACTCTTGGACTTCGGATCAACAAGTTTTGTTTTTAAATAAAGTTGACGCTAAAGTTGGGGTAGGGGCAGATTGGTTAGGAAACAACACTTCATTTATAGCTCCTACGGCTACTACATTCACTGTTGGACAAAATGGAGCAATTAACCAATCTGGCGGCGGTTATACAGCATTTCTTTTTGCTTCAGTTCCAGGAGTTAGTAAAATAGGGCGCTATACGGGAAATCAGACAAGCCAAACTATAGATTGCGGTTTTACAGCAGGAGCCAGGTTTGTTTTAATTAAACGATTAGATTTTGGCAACCATTGGCATGTTTTTGATACAGCACGAGGTATTGTTGCTGGAAATGACCCATTTAACAACTTTATCGAAAGTCAGGCAGATATCTCTTCTGAGGATTGTATAGATCCCGATAACTCTGGATTTATTGTTAACCAAACAGCAATTGGTCAGTTAAATGCCAACACTGCCACATATCTATATTTCGCTATAGCTTAAGGAACCACTATGGAAATAAGAATCAGAGCTACTGGTCAAATAATGTTTGAAGAAGAATTTCGTAATTACCAAAGATCTAAAGGCGGACCAACGTGGGATCGGACCACCCCGGAAATTTTAGAACAACTGGGTTGTGATCCTGTCTTCGAAGGACCCCAAGCAACAGGTGGTACGGTATATCAATACTCCATGCGTCAGGGTGTTGAGCAACAAGCCGATGGTAAGTGGTACACTAAATATGTACTTGGTCCGGTATTTGTTGACACAGAACAATCAACTGCTGCAGAACAAGAAGCACAGTACAAAGCACTAAAAGACGAAGAGCAAGCAAAAGTAATACGTACCACCCGAAATCAAAAGCTAAAAGACACCGACTGGACTCAAGTTGCTGATGCACCGGTAAACAAACCGCAATGGGCGACCTATCGCCAAGCACTACGTGATATCACTGCTCAGCCCGGATTTCCGTGGGAAATTTCTTGGCCTGTAAAACCAGAATAAAGAGAAATTTAGATGACCATTTCAATCAGATCAAATCCAGACGGTGTTACAGGTGCAATCCAGGTCAACGGTGTTGACGCTGTTGGTATTGGCGCAACTGGTATTACAACATTTGCGGGTGGTGGTTCCGCTGTCAGCACAACTGGTACCCAAACGCTTACCAACAAAACCATCAGCGGTGCAAGCAATACCATTACCAATATCAGTTTGACTACTGGTGTCACTGGTACTCTACCGATTGCCAATGGTGGTACTGGCACAACATCAACTCAGTTTGCAAACCTAGCAACCAACGTTACTGGTACATTGCCGATTGCTAATGGTGGTACTGGCACAACATCAACTCAGTTTGCAAACCTAGCAACCAACGTTACTGGTACATTGCCGATTGCTAATGGTGGTACTGGTGCTGCTACATTGACTGCAAACAATGTTCTTCTTGGTAATGGCACCTCTGCGTTACAAGCAGTTGCACCAGGAACTAGTGGTAATGTGCTTACTAGTAATGGAACAACCTGGACCAGCGCGTCCGCACCACAAGGCAATCTTGTTTTAGTGCAGTCTGCTACTGGTTCTGGTGTGGATACTGTAGAAATAACAAGCGGATTGACATCCACTTATCGTGTATATAAACTCTATCTTCAAGCAGATTTTACTGGAAGTACAACAATATATTGGCGTCTTTATCTTAATGGTACTCTTAATACAGCCAGCGGTTATTACGCATCGTATACAGCCATGACCGGCGGCGGCAGTACCCCCAGCAGTGGCGGCACTTCAAGTCAATCTAGTGCTACTTTTTATAGAAGCGGATTTGAACAACTTTGGGAGCTTACCATTTTTAATCCAAGTGATATAGAATTTAGGCATGCCATTCACGCAATAAATACATCATCCACCGGAGCAGATGGACCACTCGCTTGGGGGTTTTTTGGTTCTGCAATAACTGGAACTTCCACAACAAGGGCAATAACTGGAATACAGGCAACATCTTTTAGCACAAACGGCACGTGGAACATGCGTCTTTATGGTATTAAGGAGTAACAATGCAATACAAGTTAACACCTGAAGGTAAAGTGCCCTTTTCTGCAGAAGAACAAATTCAGTGGGAAAAAGATATTGTTGAAGTAGCAGTTCAAGTTAGAAGCACACGCGCAAAAGAAGCGCGCGCAACCAGGAACATGCTTCTTGCTGAGTGTGACTGGATTGAGTTGCCGAGCTGCAAACTACCCGAAAATAAAAAACAAGAATGGGCAAATTATAGACAAACACTTCGCGACGTGCCCCTACAACTAGGATTTCCAGAAAACATTCAGTGGCCTGTAAAACCAGAATAAAGAGAACTTAAATGAGCGTCTTAAAAACTAACAAGGTACAGATAGGTCAGAGTGGAACCGCAACACAGAACTTTGTATTAGAAGTTCCTACTGTTCCCGATGGAACAATGACCATCAAGAGAGGCATTCCTGGGGCAACTACTCAAGACATTTTGTCTGTTGCTGCTAATGGAGCTGTAACAGTAAACAGCAGTCTAAATATTAGCAGCGCACTTCCTGCTGCTAGCGGTGGTACTGGTATCACCAGTGCAGGGGCAGCAGGAAATGTATTGACTAGCAATGGTACAACCTGGGTTAGCAAATCTGGTAATGGTAAAGCATATTTCTTTTCTAGTTTTTGAAGAATGATGCTTCAAAAGAATCAAACACATAATTTTATCTCAAGGAACTAAATCATGTCTCTTGGAACTCAAAGAATCACATCACCAGGATATCGCACAGTGTATACTGTTCCTGCGGGAAAACGTGCAACAGTAAATGCTATTGCATATGCAAACAGCGAAACAGAAATAGCTCTTGCTGCACAAACAACACCATCACCTACAACTTATACAAGTCTTGTATCACCACTATCAGCAATCACAACTTTTACTGGTTCAACCGCGAGTGAAAGAATGGGAACTAGTGTTTCAATTGATGGGTCGTATGCAGCTGTGGGTTGTGAGGGCACAAACCCCAGTTCAGTTGGTTTTGTAAAAATTTATTTTTATACTGGTGGTGTATGGACCCTTCAGCAAACAATTACCGATCCAAATAACGACGTAGATGCATTTTTTGGTTGTTCTGTGTGTATAGATGGTACAAATCTTGTTGTTGGTGCTTATGGTGACGATACAGCACCTTCCAACGTTGGAAGAGCATATAGATATAGTCGTTCTGGTACTACATGGACATTGGCTGCAACATACACAAGCCCTTCCACATCAGGCGGTGAACAGTTCGGACGTTCAGTATCAATTGCCGGTGATTACATTATAATTGGTTCACCTGGGTACAATTCTGCAGAAGGGCGAGCATATGGTTATCGAGTAAGCACCGGAACTACTTTACAGGTTACATATAGCGCCGCCGCCACTGGTAATTTTGGTCATTCTGTTTCTGTATCAAATAACGGTAGGGCAATCATTGGGTCCCACACTTCTGGAGGCAGCAACGTCGGCCAGGCCGCTTATTATAGTTCATGGGGTAGCTCGGTAACAGCTATTATTAACAGTCCTGGCGCAACTGGTGATGGATTTTTTGGTTATTCTGTTTCAATAGATAAAACAGGAAATTTTGCTGTTGTTGGTGCGTATAATGAAGGCTCTAACACTATAGGAAGAGCATACGCATATATGACTACTTCTGGTGGCATTATTAGAATTGCTACGTTTACTCCTCCAGATAGTGGAAACCAGAGTAGTGGATTTTTTGGTCATTCTGTTGCAGTAGATTCAATTGGTAACGTTCTTATTGGTCAATATGGTTATGATGCAACCACTTCAGTAACCAATATCGGTCGTGCATATTTCTACTCATATTCAAACAGAGCATACACGCTTGCCAGAACTATTGAAAATCCGGTATACGGAATAAATGACAATTTTGGATTTAGTGTGAGTTTGTCTAGTGTACCCGCTGGTACTACTGGTTCAAATAACTCTTATCAAACAACATCAGAATTTTTGATTGGGTCTCCAGGGTATGATGTAACTATTACTAATCAGTCTGGAAATAATGACGGAGCAGCATATTTTTATGGCGGAAATTTAACAACAGCAAATGTACAGGCAGATGCTGATGCAATAGTACCTTTGCTTCGTAACGGAACAGATCGTATTACGCTTCCAGCTAATCAAACATTTGAGCGAACAGGTTTGGTACTTGATGCTGGTGAATCTCTAGTTGCTCTTTTGCCTTCTAGTGCTGGAGATGTAACCGTTCAAGTTCGTGGATTTGAGGAGAACGTATAATGCCTGCATATTATGATAGAAATCCGGGCAGACCCGATACTTTTCTGGCAACACCAAGAACTGCAGGCAATGTTCTGACTAGTACCGGCACTGGGTGGGCAAGTGCTTCACCAGGACATGGTCTTGTTTTGCTTCAAACAGTTACTGCTGCAAATAGCTCTACTGTAGATATTGATAGAAGCATTGATTCAACCTATAGTGAATATCTTCTGTCTTTTTCTGGAGTAAACATGGCAGGAAATGATCAATTGTACTTGAGGATGCTTATTGATGGTACATACCAAACAAGTGGATATGTCTATACTGGTTTTTATAATACAGCAGGTAATGCTGGTGCACCTAATAGTAACAATAGCGCTAGCGCTAATTTTATTCCAGTGTCTGTTGGTGTAATAGCCCAGACACAGGGAGCAGCTAATGGTCAGATTTGGTTTTCTAATCCGTCTAATACTACAATTTATAAGCAGGTAAGGCTAACCTGTTCTTTTAGAGATAGTTCTGGCTATATGGCTTATAATACTATTAACGCAAATAATACAAATAGTACAGGAGCACTAACAGGATTTAGATTTTATACATCATCAACAAACATAACAGCTGGTAACTTCCGTCTTTACGGAATCAAAAGTAGTTAAAGGCTAACACATGGCAAGACATCACATGACGGCAAATGGACCCATTCCATTTACACCAGAAGAAGAAGCAGAATGGGACGCCGAAGTTGCAGCATGGGAAGCAGCAGCTCCTATTCGAAAAGCAGCAGAAGTAAGAACCGAAAGAAATCGCCTATTAGCAGAGACTGATTGGACACAGAGTAAAGACATACCCGAAGAAGTTAGTTCATTGTGGGTAGACTATCGCCAGGCTCTCAGGGACATAACACAGAGCCCCGACTTTCCCGAAAACGTTCAGTGGCCCACGAAACCAGAATAACCACTAATGGGTCGTTACATTCTTCAGTTTCTGATCGCTATTGATCAGGTGTTCAACACGATACTCTTTGGCTATGCCGATGAGACGTTGAGTGCCCGAGCATGGCGAGCGGAACAAAAAGGTAAGATCTTTGGTAGAATCTTTAGACCTATCATAGACCTCATAATGTTTTTTCAGAAAGATCATTGTAAACTAGCACATGAGGCGGAGATAAAAAGAAGGCATCTACCTCCTGAAATGCGCCCATAAATACCACACATGACTTGAAAGGAAAACTATCATGATTAATCTATCACTAACCGTAGACGAAGTAAACCTAGTTCTAACTGCACTTTCTAAACTTCCATTGGAAAGTAGCCTAAACACATTCATGAAAGTGAAGACAGAGGCAGAGAAACAGGTTCGTCCACCGGCACCACCCGCGGAACCCCCAGCGGATGCCGCATAAAACAAAACCACCCTAGGGTGGTTTTTTTTATAAATAGTGTATAAGTTTCTATAGAAAAGAGTATGGCAACAATTTCACTTGATCCTGCAGGCACCGTAGAAGAACTGCAAACCGAAAGTCTACCAACCACGATCAGTCTGGGTGCGGTAGTTGTTGATCCTAACCCCGAACTAATCGTCAGTATAGAGTCTGCAACTACTCCAACGACCGTTGACATAGTAGAAACAGAGTCTCCAACAAATGTTGATCCCCAATGTGCTACCGAAGAAACCGTGGTTTTTCCTGGCGTAACTATTGCCGCGGCTCCTCTAAGTGGGTTACCAGACGTGAACATGACTGGTCTAGAGGACAAATCTTTATTATTGTATAACGCATCACAGGGAGTGTGGAAACCATCAAGAACTCTAGAACAACATTTTATTATAGCGGAACAATACTAAGGGTAACTCATGGCAACACTAATAAAGATTAAACGTTCGGCTACTGGCGGCAATCCAAGTATACTTGGAGCCGGCGAACTAGCTTATTCTTCTCTAACTGATAACGGCTCCAACGGTGGTGATCGCCTATACATTGGTACTGGTACAGAAACTAACGGAGATGCAGCAAATCACGTGGTCATTGGCGGTAAGTATTTTACCGACATGTTGGACCACAATAGAGGAACATTAACTGCTTCAAGTGCTATTCTTGTTGATGCAAACAAGAAAATTGATGATCTTCTTGTTGATGACATTCAGATCAATGGTAACACAATTAGCACCACGGTAACGAATGCCAATCTAATTCTATCACCTAATGGTAATGGTAAGATTAGCATTGCGAGTGCTTATGTAATCCCCAGAGCAGATGGTACGATTGGTCAGGTTCTAACAACAGACGGTGCCGGCAATGTAACATTCCAGTCTCCTAGTGCTTCTAGTTTTACTATTGCTGGTAACACTGGTACTGATCAGTTCAATACGGGAGAGATGCTAACCATCACTGGTACCACTCCTGTATCAACAGCAGTAACAGACAATACAGTAACAATCTCTGTAGCAGACGCAACGACTACAACCAAGGGTATTGCTAGCTTCTCTGCAACAAACTTTTCTGTTACTTCTGGTGCGGTTTCGATCAAAACTGGAGGGGTTCCAAATGCTGCGCTTGTTAATTCTTCCGTTACTGTTGGTACTACTGCTATATCTCTTGGTGCTAGTTCTACCACACTTGCCGGTCTAACATCTGTAACATCAACAAGTTTTGTTGGTGCTTTGACTGGAAATGCAACAACGGCAACAACGTTAGAAACCGGAAGAACGATTGCCATAAGCGGTCCAATAACCGGGACAGCAACTAGTTTTAACGGTTCCGCCAACATTACAATTCCTGTTACCGCGCTAGATGTTGGGCACGCAAACGTTACTGGTACATTGGCAGTGGCAAGAGGTGGTACTGGTGTTACTACGAGCACAGGAACAGGTTCTGTTGTTCTTTCTGATTCTCCTGCTCTTGCCGGTACACCAACAGCACCAACAGCAACTGCCGGTACAAATACCACACAGATTGCAACTACCGCATTCGTTACAACAGCTGTTGACAATGCAAGAGTTGGTCTTGATGTAAAGGAATCAGTAAAGGCAGCCACAACTGCTCCTATTACACTTTCTAACACACAAACAATTGACGGCGTTGCTCTTGCCGTTGGCGATCGTGTATTGGTTAAGGATCAGTCAACTGGTTCTCAGAACGGTATCTACCTTGTTGCCTCGGGTTCATGGACACGCACAACAGATGCTAATACCAGTGCCAAGGTAAACCCTGGACTATTCGTATTCGTTGAACAAGGTACAGCAAACGCAGACTCGGGCTGGGTACTAACAACAGACGCACCAATCACCCTTGATACAACTGCTCTAACATTTGCACAGTTCAGCGGTGCAGGACAGATTACAGCAGGTAACGGTCTAACAAAGACAGGTAACACTCTAGCAGTTGGTGCCGGTACTGGTATTACAGTAAACGCGGATGACGTTGCATTGACTGGTCAAGCACTTGCATTCCATAACCTGGCAACAAACGGTCTTGTTGCAAGAACTGCTGCAAATACTGTAACTGGTAGAACACTAACCGGAACATCAAATAGAATCACCATAACAAACGGAGATGGTGTAGCGGGTGACCCAACGGTTAACATTTCAACCTCATATGTTGGTCAAAATACAATCACCACTCTGGGCACTATCGCAACTGGTGTTTGGAACGGTACGACCGTTGCAACTGGTTTTGGTGGTACCGGACTTACAACATATGCCACAGGTGACTTAGTTTACGCATCAGCAGCAAATACTCTAGCCAGACTTGCTGTTGGAACAGATGGCAAGGTACTTCAGTCTAACGGAACTACTATTATATACGCCGACATTGACGGCGGCACGTACTGATAAATACGGGGAGTTTTTACTCCCCTACTTTTCCTTTTTAGGATTGTTATGCCAAATAAAGTTCTTCTGAAAAAGTCGTCTGTAGCGGCTAAGGTTCCTCTAACTACAGATTTAGATTATGGTGAGTTGGCACTGAACTACACCGACGGAAGACTCTACTACAAAGATGGTGCTAATGCAATACAGGTTATTGCATCAACTGCATCAACCTCCGGACAATTCACCGTTCCAAGTGTCATTTCTGTAAATTCTAGTACAGAGGCTTTGCGCATCACTCAAATTGGTTCTGGTGATGCCCTCAGAGTAGAAGATTCAGCAAATCCCGACGCAACACCTTTTGTTGTTAATGCAGAAGGTAGAGTTGGCATAGGTGTAAACGGTGTTAGTATTCCAGGAATAGCCGGTCTTTTTATTACCTCGGATGATGGTAATAGAAGAATATTGCATCAAAGAATGACTACCGATGCCTCTGGACCAGCTTTTATTTTTAGTAAAGGTAGAGGCACAATAGCAGCAACAACGGCAGTTTCTAGTGGTGATATTTTGGGAGAATTACAATTCTCCGGGTTTGGGGATGCAACAAATAGGTATGCTGCTGCTAATATAACTGCGGCTGTAGATGCAACACCCGGCACAAACGACATGCCCGGTAGGTTAGTATTTAGTACAACTCAAGACGGAACAACTTCACCCACAGAAGCCCTACGAATTAATTCCAGTCAAAACGTTGGTATCGGTAATGGTGTTACTACAACAGATTCTGCTTTTTCAGTAAGCAAACCGATTACAACAGGTACCGTTGCATACGGTATAAGAAATTTTACGACGGTTAGTAGTAATACAACAGGCGCATACTTAGCTTTTAGTAGTCATGCTTACACTGCAGCCACCAGTTTTACTCTAGGTAGCTATGTTCACTATGAAGCCCAACAACTTGGATTTGGAGCTGGCTCAACTGTAACCAACCAGTTTGGATTTAGAGTACAATCCAACCTGATCGGAGCCACAAATAACTACGGATTTTTCAGCGATATTCCAAGTGGTACTAATCGGTGGAATTTCTTTGCCAACGGAACTGCCGACAACTATCTTGGCGGTCCACTTAAAATTGGACAAACATATTACTCAAACATAGCTCTGGGAGTATTTTGGGCACCTGCAGCCGCTAGTGTTACAGGAATATATCAAGATAGTACTATTAACAGTGCCACAACTACCAGTTATGTATTAAATAGCACGTTTCCCGGTACTGCTGCAGCAAGTTTTACACTGCCTACACTGGTACACTATCAAGCCGGTCAAAATACATTTGGAGCAGGCTCAACTGTAACCAATCAGTTTGGTTTCCGCGTTATTAGTAACCTCACAAGTGC